TGTTGAAAAAAGGGGCAAATCCCACCGCAAATCTTACGCAAAAATGCTGCTTGATCCAGTTAGGCTGGAGAAGCACAGGGCCAAACAAGCTCGCGCTCGCAAGCGGTACAAAGAGAAACAAAAAACAATTAGTGCCGAAAAGAGAGTCAAGCGCGAGTCTGAGCGCAAGGCTAAGCAAGAATCTCTAAAAAAGATCAAGCAAGAGCAAGCCGAGTCTAAGCGCATTGAAAAAGCTAAGATTGCTGCTGAAAAGGCGTTGGCGAAATCATTGCGACCCAAAAGGATTGCGTTAACCGAAGAGCAGCGGAAAGAGAAGAGAAAGCTTGAGAAGCGCAACTACAAGCATGTCCGCAGGGCTAGGATCAACAATTGCGAGGTAAAGGCTACACCCAAAATGGTGGAGGACGCCAGAAAACTAGCGGGAGACCGTTGCTATTACTGCGGCAAGAAGGCCGAGTTGACCTTGGATCATTTTGAGCCATTGGCCAAAGGTGGGGCGCATTGCGTGTCAAATTTCGTGTTTGCCTGCCATCCATGCAACTCCAGAAAGCGTGATTTAGACCCGTTTGAGTTCATGGCATCCAATGTAGCACCAAGTTTTTGATGGATATGGTCTCACATCTAACCCACTATCCACCCTAACGCAGCACGAAGCCGACATTCCCGCTCACGCACATTTCCCCATTCCACCCCCTCCAATCCCCCCGATGTTCCCGACTGGGAACTTGCCAAGTTAGCATTCCCCTCGCACATTGCGCCTACCACCCCGCGCCTCTGCAAGAGCAATTAGTCCTCGGCACGCGAACCTGCGGGTGGCACTTTACTTACGCTTGACTTATGGCTCCTGCGGTTGGGATCGAACCAACGACCTAGTGATTAACAGTCACCCGCTCTGCCTCTGAGCTACACAGGATAAAAAGCAACCTCCCTTGGTGCGCATCGTAGAGAGGCGTGGGAGGTGTTGTTGGCTGGATGGTAGTGGTTCATCCCCTGCGTGTCAATTCCACTTCGTCTAAATCTTCTTTGTCTTCTCTATCACACCTTCTTCTGTATCCTCTGTATCCTCTATATACTGGGGTGGGGTGAATGGGGTGGCAATGACACCCACAAGTTCCCCCTTGACGCATGGGGATTCCCTCCGCATTTGGGAAGCATGCCCGACACAGTGTCGGCTTTTACTATTTACTACTATGGCTAGTTCCAATGCATACGACCTTCAGGGTCAAGGTGGTGGTCAGGTCTATAGCTCAACGGATGGTGCTGTGACCGGGCAGTTCCGTTGGGTTCAACTGATCAACGATACCACATTTAGCGCGTTTACCGCAGCAAACCTTACTAACTCCAGTGCTCGCATGGCTGGGGTTTCGATTCCTGCTGGCGTGGGGATCGGTGGGTTGATCACTGGTTTCACTGTGACTACTGGTTTGGTTATCGCCTACCGCGTTTAATGTCGCAGTTCCGATCCACTGGTGGGCTGGATGACGCGATTGCCGCCGATGGTGATCGTGGATTCTTTGGTGTGAACCAGAGGTTACAACTTAACCAGTTGAAGCCGGGCGAGGTTCGTGAGTCCTTGAACGGACGCATGGAGGGCTTCTGGAGACCGCGCAAGAGCGTGGTGTCTGTTAGCCCTGTGCTGACCACTGGAGGTACTCCGTTGAACCTTCCGTTCCACATCCTTCCTAGTCCATTCTACTTGGCTATCACCGCTGTGTCGTATACCGCGAATGTGGTAACGATTACCGCGGTTGGGCATGGGTTAACTATTGGGGAGGCTGGCAACCTTACGGTTAGCGGCATTACCTTTACTGGCACGAATAACAATGGGGTTAAGGCTGTGACTGCGGCTACCGTGGACACATTGACATTCCCTGTTACTGGGGTGACTGCCGTGGCGTTGGGTGCAACCCCAAGGATTACACAGATCAACATTAACGATGCCGCCGCCAGTGATGTGTTGGCGTCTTGTTTGTTCTCTGACCCTAACGAATCTAACAAGGAATACATCATTGTTGCGCTGGAGACTCTGGCGAAGAAGATTGACCTTTCTACTACGCCATACTCGGCAACGACTATACCGTATCCCGTGGGAGCCACCGTTGGTAGTAGCTGCGATATGTTGCAGTGCTTCGACAAGGTGATGATCATGCGGGATGGGCAACAAGCTCTTGAGTGGTATCCTAATGGCAGGGCGATTCTTTCTGCGTCCTCCAACGCGACCGCTAGTCCAAATACCGTGGTGACAATGAGCGTTCGTGAGCATGGACTGACTGCTGGAGCGTCCGTGGTCATTGCTGGGCTTACTGGTGGCACTCCTCCAAATGGAACATTCACAGTAGCAACAATTGTCGATCAGGACTCATTTACCTTTGTGGCATCTGGGATTTCTACTAGCACCACATTTGTAACCACGGTAGCCACCATGACTGATGGGTTTACCCTATCTCCCGGCGGGGCCTACACCCAACCACAGACATTTATTGTTGCTGGAGGTAATGTGGCAGCGTCAAATGGACTGGTTACTATTGATAAGAATACACTTGGAAACACAACTATAACAACAGGGGACATTATTGTTATTTATGAGACGACCATTGATGAGTTCACCTCAATAGTTGGAAAGCAATTTCAAGCACTTTCCGCAAATACCACAACGATTACGTTTTATGCTCCGATTGGAACTAAAAATTCATTTAGTGGAAACCTTGAGTTCGGAGGCAGGTTCAGCGTAGGCGGTGGTTTCATGCACCAGCCGGGTGCTCCTTGGGCTACCTACTTCCAGCGCAGGTTGTTCGTTCCGTTCTACTACGACCAATCTGGCACTTTTAGCGCACCAACCTACACTAATAGGAAGATTTCAGACGAGATCGCGGTTTCCGACCTACTTGACACTACGACTTTTGACCAAATCGAGAACCAGTTCCGTATTACTGGCGGTACTGCCGACTATGTGGTGGCGATGCACGGGTTTTACGACGATTCCTTGGTGGTTTTGAACCGCAATAGCATCCACCTTGTGGCCCGGACCCAAGGAAGCCTGTCTGACACCGTGGTCAAGGAACTTACTGGTGAGGTTGGGTGCTTGGCTCGCAAGACGGTGGTCATGCAGGCTAACAATATGCTATTCTTGTCCGATGAGGGCATTTACGGGCTTACCTTCCTCAATGATTACAACCTTCGCGGCACGGAGGAACCACTTTCCAAGAACATCCAGCCGTACATTGACCGCATTAATAAGAATCTCGCGGGTGATTCGGTGGCAGTCTACTTCAACAACCGCTATTACATCGCCGTCCCGTTGGATTCTGTAGCTGGAGGAAATGATGCCAGTGGAAATAACGCGGTTCTGATCTACAACTTCTTGAATAAAGGATGGGAGTCGCTTGATACCTATGGAGATTCTAGGTTTCTGATTAAAAACTTCATCACGGCAAGTGCTGGGGTGCGGAATAACCTGTATGCCGTTAGCGCAAATGGTGGCTTGCACCAGATTGACGCTGCCGACTCGTCAGTAGACCGCTTGAGCGTGACGAATGAAAATACGGATGTAGTCACCCCCACGATCAACTCGTATGTGACTAGCCGTGGGTACGACTTTAAAACACTTGAGCGCAAGAGGTTTACGGACGCACAGGTGCAAATGCAGAATCTAGCTGGTGAAACTGGCGAGTACGACATTGCGTTTGCCACAGAAGACCCAGACTCTGCAGAGAGTATTGGCACTACCACCACATTCCTTGGTGGTCAGATTTTATCACCCAGCAGTCCAAACGAGGCTGAAACCGCAAGCATCCGATGCCGACTTGGTGGACAGCGTGGCTATACTGGGACTATCACATTGACAAGAACTATCGGCTCACCTAAGATCCACTCTATTCAAGTGGCGGGTTCTATCACTAACAGACAAATTCTATCACAAAAATAATATGGGAGTTGTAAATACAACCTACACATTCTCTGGTACTGACACAATTACCAGTGCCAAGTTGAATAACATCATTGATGATACGACATTTACCAGCGAGGCAATCCAAGGAACTACCTTGCAGGTTGTATCTCCCGGCAAACTTGCTGTATCTGCTGGTGGCATTACTTCTAATGAGCTTGCTGCTGGAGCGGTTTCAAACATTAACGTTAGCAATACTGCCGCTATTGCGGGAACAAAAATTTCACCAAACTTTGGGGCGCAAAACATTACCACAACCGGGAATGCTTCAATTGGTCAATTGACAGCGAAATTTTCAAAATTTGGAAATTACACTGGGTCGGATCAAGGTATAACTCTTCAAAATAATGACGATAGTGCAATTTCCACAACTGTAAGTTTTATTGATACGCAGAACAATCTTGGAGCAGCTGATACAAGTATTTTTGCAAGAAGATATACTAATGGTGCTGCAGATATTGACTTTAGTGTAACACCAGCTGGGTCTAGATCGGTAGATAGAAGGGTTTCAGCAGTAACAATTCAATCAACCACCAACATGGTTGTTCAAAGCGTTTCTTGCGATAACTTAAATAACCGTACGAAATTTTTTATTAAGGGATTTAATAATGCAAATACAGATGATGCAATAATTTTTGTTCCATCTATTGCTACAAATGCAGACAATGCAAACGCCTGCACATTCTTTGCCCCCAATGGAACTGATATTAGAGGATCTATTTGCATTAACTCAAGTGGTGTTACTTACAATTCGGCATCGGATCACAGACTGAAGAGTGATGCTAAACCTATTGATAACAGCCTTGGTCGTTTATCTCAATTAAATCCTGTGAATTTTGAATGGATTTCTAATGGGAAACGGTCAGATGGATTTTTGGCTCACGAACTTCAAGAAATAGCACCAGACTGCGTAAGTGGTAAAAAAGATGCGGTTGATGAAAATGGAAACCCAATACTTCAAATGGTAGATTATTCAAAATTAGTTCCGTTACTTGTAGCCGCAATTCAAGAGCTTAAAAAGAAAGTTGACGAACTAGAGCCAAAGTGAACCAGCACCTAGCCAAAGCAATAGCAATTTATGAACAAGAAAATATCGATTTCCAGCAACTTCTCACATGGCACTTATGTCATGGCATTGTTGTTTGCGATATGGATTGTTTTGCTATTGGCTTCAGTGCGTTCAGTAGAAATCCGACTCAAGCAGTCCATGTTGATGACGGAGACACATTGTTTGTTACATTTTCCACGGGAGATATGCGTGGAGCATTATCCAAATACATTCAAAACTACGACTTTATTGCATTCCAACGCAGCTTCAAAGGAAGTAACTGCGTAAGAGTCCACGACATGTACAAGTTTTATTCAAAGTTAAAAGAAAGTTAATCAAATGGGAAGTAAGCCAGATTCAGTATCAGCTCCAAAAGCTAACTACTCCAAAGACATTCGTTCGTTATTGTCGGCATTTCAGAAGTCGATGCCCGGTATCCTGTCGTTTGAACAGCAATATCGCCCAGAGTTCCAGCGGATGAATCTTCAAGATGTCTCCCAGTTTGGATTGGGATTACTTGGAATGAATCCAGAGTTCACTCAGCAAACAGCACAGCAACTTGGGGCCGCCCGTGAGGCCGAACTGGGTCAGATGACTGGGCAGGCTGGGCTTACTCGTGGATTGATGGCAGGTCTATCACCAGAGCAGGCAAGCGCGGTTCAACAGGCTCAACAAGAGTCACAACGGGCATATGCAGCCGCACAGGGCGTTACTCCAGAGCAACAACGCATGTACCAGCAAGCTGCCAGAGAGGGCGCGCAGGCTGCTGGTCGCGTTGGCGGAAATGCTGCCATTGCCTCCGAGATTATGGGCCGTGAGGACATCATGGCGCGGAAGCGAGCAGAGGCGGTACAGGCTGGACAACAAGCGTTCAATCTTGCAGGTCAGTTCTACACCGCACCGGGACTTCAGCTTCTTGGAAGCCAGCCTCTTTCTTACCAAGTTGGCAACCAAATGATGGGTCTTGGGCTTGACGCAATCGGTGCTGGTAAACCTCAACTCTTTGATGTTGGGTCTGCGCTTAACCTTGGTGCTGCTCAAAGACAGAACATTGTTAATGCACAAGCGGCCAACGCGCAAGCACAGGCATCCTATTCTTCTGGTTTGTTTGGAGGTATTGGGTCTGCTGTTGGTGGTGCGGCAACGGGGCTTGGAATGTTCATGGCATCAGATAGAAGGCTTAAAACGGACATTGAAAAAGTTGGAAAGACTGATGCCGGACTTCCTATTTACACCTATAAATACAAGGGTGACAATAAGACCCAAATGGGCGTTATGGCTCAAGATGTTGAAAAGAAGACACCCAAAGCAGTCAAGGAAGTTGGTGGATTCAAAGCAGTAAATTACGCACTCGTTAAATAATATGCCATACGGACAAGGACAGATGCTAGGAGCGGGTGTAGACCCACGGATGTTTGTGCAGGATTACTCTGGCTTCACAAGGGCTGCTGAGATCCAAGCACAGGGGATGCAGAACCTTGGGGCTATGATTGGCAAGGGTATTGAAGATTTTGGCGAGGCTCGTAAAGAACGCAAAAAGATTGACGCTGAAATCAAAGCTACATCTGCTGGCATTGAGTCTGCAATAAAGATGGGCAAAGACCTTGGTATTGACATTGAAAGCTATTTAGCCCCCGTCCAAGCAAAAATCAACGACCCTAATACCTCTCCGGTAGAGGCGTTGGCACTTGGAAGAACTGCTGCTCAAGGTATTTCAAACGCGTTTACGCTTGGAATCGGAGCGCAAGATAGAGCTATCAAGCAGAATCAGCTGCGCTCCGAAAACGCCTTTAGGCTTGCTAACCTAGAAGTAGCACAACAAAGAGCTAATATATATGGGCAAAAAGCTCAAGCTGAGGCATCTGAGTTAACACGAGATACAATCAAAGCATTCGACCCAGATACAGGACAAAATAAAGAATGGGATGTATGGGAAGACAAGCAAGGCAATTTATTTACCCCAGACAAAAAATCTCGTATTGTTGATCCAGATAAATACATTTATGGAGAACCTGG